CAAGCGCGGGACTTGACGCACGGGCCGATGTTCGCATTATGTTCTCATGGATGCGAAATCAAACAGCGATCTCCGGCTAGCCGACCTCTCGCCTTATGACACTATCGTAGTGAACTGCGAATGCCGCCGCATCGTCGAGTTTCTGCCGGGCGTACTCGCAAGGCTCCATCGCATAAAGCAATCCGCGGTCATCGCCCGGCTAAAATTTCGCTGTGAGCATTGCGGCCGAACTTCGGGCTTTAGGGTCAGCCTGTTTGACGAACGCGATCGCGCCGATTCTTCCCGGTCTGGCCGGGAGCGGGTGTTGGTGGAAGGGACGGAAGCTCCATAAGGTCGCTTCTGCCCAGAAGCCAATCAACGCTCACGTCAAGGTGATCCGCGATCTGGCAAACTCGATAGAGATCGAGCGCCTTAAGCCCTTGGGTTTCGAGATCAACCACGCGCCGGCCGCCGATGCCTATCGAGGCGTAGAGGCGGTCATGTGTGAGTTTGCGGGCGCGGCAGGCCTCTGTGAGGCGTTCGCGGAAGACGCTGAAATCTGATTGCATTTCGGAGAAATGCGCGGCGATGACCCCTGATACAAGAGGCCTCGCCGGATGCTATCTTGCGCGCGCCTCGGCGGACGGTAATGTCCGACTGACTGACCCCGTCAAATTAGGGTAGCGAGACCACCAGTACGAGAATTCCCGTGAGAAAGAAGCTTCCCAAACACTTGGGGTACGTTCCCGAGACAATCGACGGCGTGAGTAATCTCATGGTGAACCTCTCCGCCGATGGTGGGGCTGAGATCGGAAGGCGCATCGAAGCGCGTAAGAATGACGCCGCTGTCCCCGTGGGCCACGCCAAAGCCAAGGCCTCATCGTCCTGATACTCAATTGCTCCGGGACGTGGCAGCGGCAAGTCTCATGCGATCTGGCCATAACACGGTCATTCCTCGTCGTCATTCAGATGCTTCAAGAACTTAGCTAGATCGTCGCCCTTGAGCGTGCTTTTCGCAATATCGTTCCAAATCGTCTTGGCATCGTGGCGAGAGATGATCTGTTCATCGGTGGATCGCAGGTGAAATACCAAGTCATAGGGGTTGGTGATATTCCGGCTCGTCGATGTCCAGGCGAAGACTGTGAACGTCTTTAGATTGGGGTCGAACACGGTGGGAATGGGGCTGATGGCATTGTTCTTCGAAGATTTCTTGCTGCCGGCGCGAATGGCGGCGAGCGTCTGATCGATCCGGCCCTTATCACCTTGCAGGCTTACCTCCACGGTTCCGTCCGGATTATTCCGAGCGAAACCGGCGAGATTGTACATGATCGCCTCCTTTTGGATCATGGCTCGGAAGCCGACCTTCTGAAGGTTCGCGCCGCGTACACTGCCTTTAAAGGCTTGTTGCTGCGCACTGGCGTCGCCTGCGGCCAAGATGGCGCCTCCACTTGAAAGAACTGCGGCAAGCAGCAGGGCAAAACGATATCCGGCCCGTTTCCAGACCCTTACTCGACTTGGATTAAAAAACCAGGGCAATGTCACAACCTACCCAAATGGCCCTAAACGCCGTTACCCCCGACGTAAGTCCTTGCAAAGCCCGTGGCCAGGAAATGAGCCCACGACGCACTGCCGTTCTCTTGGGCGCGCTTCGACGCAAGGAGGTGGTCATACGGAACCGTAATCATCTCAACTTCGACCCGATCGGCCTGAAAGTCGATGATGGCATACCGCGCATGCGGGCTGCCGGTCTCCGACACGTGGGCTGGCGGCGTTAGATCCTCGTAGGCGGGTAGACCGACACTTGCGGGGTTGACAATGACGCAATCGTCAATCGTTACCACTCGGGCAATGTGGCTGTGACCACATAAGACAACCGTTGCGTCTATGGCTCTGATCCGTTCGGCAATTTCTTGCCGAGATGCTAGAGCAAGCCGGCCGCCAACGACATTTTCTAACATGTATGCGTTGTCATCGTCGGCCCGGCCATGGCAAGCGAAGAGGCCGTCTGCGAGCTTCAGCGTGGAAGGCAAGGCGCGAAGCCACACAAGCTGTTCGGAATTCAACGTTCGCAGCGCGAAGGCATCGGATGGATATTGTTCAGTAGCCGCTCGTTCTGTGACCCACCGATCATGATTGCCGCGCACAGTCGGCCAACCCAACCGTATCAGCAAATCCGCCGTTTCTCTCGGCCACAAAGGCCCAGAAACACAGTCTCCGAGATTGACGACCTCATCCGCGCGACGATTTCGCAAATCTCCGACAACAGCTTCGAGGGCCGGAAGATTGCCGTGGATGTCTGCAAGGACTGCGATACGCATGCAATCAGCATACAAAACTTACAAGCCAAACTGCCAGTCGCTTTTTTGCCGCTTCGCACCCTTATGCGCGGCCGGGCACGGCACGCCTCCGCAAGGCGCTGACGGAAAAGGGAAAAATCTGTTTAGGCCATCTGTATCAGATTGGCAGCATCTGAAACAGATGCAAGCTCGCCAGCCAGCACATCGGATTGGGGGTGCAGGGAGCAGGTGTAAGCGCCGACGCCCGCCGGTAGTCCGGCAACGGGGAAACTCTATACCGGATAGAGCGGGCCTGTGTCTGTCCGGTATTGCCTGGAGGCACGCTGCCGCTTATCAAACTGTTCGGTGCGCCGGCTCAAGAAGCCGTGCTCCCTCAGCCACCATAGGGCTTGCGTGGCGCTGTCGGTGATATCCGAGAACCTTCCCCTCGGGAAACTAGCCATTTCATCAATTGCGGTGGCAGCCCATCTGCGCCAGTTTCCGCTTGCAAACGGGTCTTTATGATCATCTGGCACCCACGGCGCCCAAACCTGGTCCGCCGAAAAGATGGGCTGAACGCGGTAGGCGCGTGCGATTTTGTCGAGCCCCTTCGGATCCACGAGTTCGAATGAACATTTCCCGCGATAGAGCCGGATCATCTCAGTGTTCACATCGATGCCAGACGCCTTGTTTTCGATAAGGAGCCGGTCAACTTTGAATTGCTCGATCGCGTCGGTGACGTGTTCGACGAGACCCCAGCCTGGCTTTGTTCGCGCCTTATACTGTTCATTTGTTTCGCCCTGTTCACGCTCCTCCGTAGGACCATGAAGGACAAGCCATTTACGCCATGCCTGAAGGAGCATAACGCAACGCTCCCCTTCCCATTCGAAGGTCCCCCAAACGGTAAGCGCGGACGGATCATTTTGCTGCTTTGCGGTGAATGCGGGATCAAGAGACGCAATAATGTAATCGCAAGCAGGCCATTTCTGCTTTCCGCTGGCGTCGATTTTAGGCGCCCAAGGCTGCCAGTATTCCCGCTTGAAAATACCGCCGCCTCTAGGCTCTGGCCGTTGCTGATATTGGCCAGCGAATGCAAAGTCGCCCATGCGTTTCGCCTCCGCTACGGCTGCGGGCGGATAGCGTTCAGGCCAAAAGCATTCACCGTCCTCGGTTCGAGGATCGCTCCATCCGATTTCGGTTTCACAGCGGCGCCCTTCCTCAAACAGCAGCGGAATATATAGGTGGACGTAGGGCAGCTCATCACTGAGGATGATGCCGCTCACGTCTTCTTCATGCGATCTTTGCTGAATGACGATGATTACGCTCTTCACCATGTCGTTCAGGCGGTTTGAGGCTGCCTCTCTAAACTTGGTGCCGGTCGATTTACGGATGGGGTCCGACTCGATGTCCGCGACGTTGTTGGGGTCATCGAGGATAAGAAAGTCCGCACGCTTTCCGGTAACACTCCCGCTCATGCCGACCGCCTGCTTAAAGCCGGTCCGGTCGTTCTCGATGAGCTGCTCGCCGGCCTTTGTCAGCGTAAACACGTCGCCGTAAAGCCGCTGATATTCCTCGCTCTGAACGAGATTTATGAGCTTCCGGTTGTCTCGCTCTGGATTTTCGGTGCTGTAGCTCATGCACAGAAAACGGATAGCGGGCTTTTGCTTTGGTCCCCAGAGCCAAGCCGGAAAAAAGACCGACGACAGGAGCGATTTCATCGCACCCGGCGGCACATTTTCGAGCAGACGCTTGATCCGGCCGTCTTCGGTCGCCTCAAGATGGAGCGCAATTGCTTCCAGCGCCCATCCTTCAACAAATTCAGTCTCGGGCTCTAGGATGTGCCAAAAGTAACGAACGAAATGCAGCAGGCCGCCGGGGCCGCTGTGCAAATCAATCGCGGCGCGGCGCTCCTTCTCCTCAAGCACTTCGAGGAGTTCAATTTTCTTCGATCGCGGTAATTGCTTTAAATCCATGGTTCTCAATCAATTTTGCCAGCCGTTCGTCAAGTTCGTCATCGGCGAGCCCGTCAAGGGGAGTGCGCGAAACGTTGAGGTCGAGCCGGTCACTGAATTTTCGCGGATTTTCCTTGGAAGCGAGCCAGCGCTCAGCCTCAATTGCGACCCGTGCCGAGGCCGGATCGATTTTTCCTTCAATCACGTCCGCCTTGATTTCATCGATCCGGTCCGCCCGGAAGTCCGCACGCAACTCGCGGGCTCTGGAGAAGCGCTCGGCGAAATCGTCGTGAGCGTCGAGCCAATTATACAGCGTGCGAGCCGTCGGCATGTCCGGCAGGAGCGCTATCTTGGCGAACGACGAACCCTGGCTTATCAGCCAACAAATTTCATTACCAAGATCCTCGGTATAGCGTGAGGGCCGGGGAGCGCGTTTTTTCGTAACCGGCTCCGCTATGGGCTCGGCTACGGCGGTCTCTTTCTTGGCGGTCTTGCGCGCCATGTGCATGCGTTCCTTTAGGGTTTCGACAACTCCGAACGCAACAACAAGCGTGCCGATTATTGCCGGACCAACCAAGTCACCGAGTTGGCGACTTGCTCGAAGCCAGCGCGGCTCATTTGCGGCAACTCAAAAGCAACAGAACGCCGCTAACGATATTTTTATGCCAATGGCTCGATAACGCGGTAAACGCTACGGCGTCCGATGTTGAGGCGCTTCGCAATCTCCGTGGCGCCTAAACCTTCGTCCATAAGCTTGCGGACCTCATCCGCCTTGGCGCGGGCCGTGGGCTTCCTGCCTTTGTATTTGCCCTCAGATTTCGCCTTCGCAATACCTTCACGCTGGCGTTCAAGCATGATTTGCCGCTCGAATTGCGCAATCGACGCGAGGATGTTGAACGTCAACTCCTCGGCAGGCGTCGCGTTGCTCAGGCGCGGATCGAGGATCAAGATCGCGGCGCCCTTTTGCCGGAGCCGCTTGGCGATCTCGACCACGTTCGAAACACTCCTCGCGAGGCGGTCGAGCTTGGTGCAGATCAATACGTCGCCCTCCCGGCAAAACTCAATAGCAGCCTCAAGCTGAGCGCGGCCTCCATCGACGCTCGAAAGCTGCTCCTGGAATATCTTCTCGCATCCGGCTGCCTTCAGATCGCGGACTTGGGCATCTAGCCCTGCGACCTGTTCGACCGTGCTCGTTCTCGCATAGCCGATCTTCATTTTGTGCCTTTCTGAGCCTTTGAAGTCTTAGACTATGTGGCCTGATGCGTGTCAAAAGTCAAATCCTATTTCAATGGCACAGAAAGCGCCATCTCTGCCTTTGCGCCGTTAGACCTAGGTCTATTGGCACGCCAGCGGCGCATGTATGCCGCGTGATAATCCCGATGGCGATCCAGGTTCTTCGCCCTCCATCTCAGGTTTCGCGCTACCGCTCCTTTTTTTTCGTGAGGTGACGCGTGAGGTGATGTTGGCGCCGTGTGAGGTGACGCTTGCGTTGGGTGAGGTGATGGGGCTGGCGCGAGAGTAGGGCTTGACGCTTTCCTCATACACGAGTGCACGCCGATCTTCGCCACCATGTTATCGCACCGGCTGCAATAGCGCAGATCGCTCATTCCGCAACCTCTGCCTTGACCCATCTGCCGCGAACTCTTGGCTGCCCGGCTGCCTTCTCTCGCAGAAACGCTTTGACCTCTTTGCTATGCGGAGGCGTCGCGCCGCCGTGGAATTTGCATCTGCGCTTTCCAGGAAGCGGACGGCATTGGCAGGGTTTCCCTTGACGGTTTCTTACGCCGCAACGGAAATTCGCATCGGCCATCGCCTTCGCAGCGGGCCATGACGGTGCTTCGCCCGAATAAAGAAGGCGTCGCGCCTCGCTATCGATCTCTTGCCGGAATTCAGAGCGCATTTTGGATCGCCCATGCCGCGCATGCGGGAGACGGTGAAGGCGATGAGGCGAAAAGCGTGCTCATTTTCAATGTCTTATCCGTAGCTTGTCGAGGTCTTCCTTCGTCAGACGCGGGTAATAGAACTCGTACCCGGCGCAATGGTGCTCAGGGGCAGTGAGGCTTTCGATCAAATCGCACAGTGAGGGCGGCAGGGTGCCGTCGTCGTTTGCTGGAGGTATTCGCCAGTACCGGCAGGAGCCACAGGCTGGACTTGGATTGGAAGAGGTTGGCTTATTCATTTTTTGACACCTGTTCCCATCTCATCCACGGCAAGGGTTGTCACGAGCAGATCGATGGCGGCGAATTTGAGCGCCTCGTTTACCTTCCTGACCATGCCCTCCATTGCGAGACCGAAGATCACTTGGCGGCGCTCTTCATCGCTCCGGCCGCTGGCGAGAAGCTTTTTCATGAAGTGATCCGCTGTGGCTTCGGGCTCGACCTTGTCGATGTGCGTCTCCAGCATCTTGAGTAGTTCCGGCAGCACATCGTCGCCCCAGAACCCGTCGGCCAACAGTTCTGATGTTTTTAAATCTTGGGCAATCATCGGTGGGCCTCGTTCCATTTTGTCGCCAATGCCTCGCAATGAAAGGTGACGGCATCCTCGACGATTTCGCCCACCGTTTGAACGGGCTGCCCCTCACGGATTTGACGCGCGATCTCTTCGCGAATAAGCCGGGTGGCTTTCGGGCTAAGGGTGATTTTCAGGCGGTCGTGAAGGTGGATGACGTTTGCTGCCGGTGTGGTCTGACCTTCGGCCATGGGCGGTTTCCTCAAATTGGCAGTTGGTCATTGAAGTCGTCGCGGCCCGTGACGCGAGGTGCCTGCCGGTGGATCGATCCGGCGAAACTCGCCATGCCCGGCCCTGAATCTGAGGATTCGCGCTTGGGCTTGTTGCGGCCAATGGCTGACACGCCAACCTTTTCGACCTTGAAGGCTGAGACGCTCAGCCCGTGCTTTTGCTCGCCCTGCTTGTCTTGCCAATGGTCAAGTTTAAGATTGCCTTCGATGTAGGCGCGATCCCCCTTCTTGAATGAGGACGCTACCCGCTCCGCAGTGTCTCCGAAGCAGGAGACGCGAAGCCAGGTCAGCACATCTTTGCCATCGTCAGTGACAGCGGTCATTACCCCGATATTGAAACTGGCCCAGGCATTTCCGCCGCGGGATGTTCGCAGTTCTATGCTCTCTGAGCCGATGACGCCGAAGAAGGCGCACTCGATACTTTTCATGATGATTTCCTCTTCGCCGCCGCGATGCCCTTCATGGCAGCGGCGGACGCTTGTGTTTCTGGGATGTTTTCACGCACTGACGCAACGAGACGCGCGACGATATCGGCTTCGGTCATCAAGCCGGTGCGAGTATAGTTTTCGTAATCGATGAAGGCCTTTGCACATATGGCGCCGTTCGGAGCGCGAAGGAGGCGGGCGAGAACAGCGCTCATGATTGCCTCCTGACCGCACTATTTACGGTCGAGATCGCTTTGGGCCTTTCTTCCCCAGCGGAGACTGCCGCGGCTATGAAGGCTTGCTTGGCGGAAGATGTTAGAAGCCCTTGCTCCTCGGCGCGGCGCGCGGCCCAGTACAACGCGTTGTTCCTATTGCCTTGCCGAGCATGTGCAACATGATCGACGAGGTGGCGGATATCTCCCGGTGCGGCCATCGCTTGGCGTGGAGGAGGTGGAGGCGGCAGAAGCCTTTCCTTCATCCAAGCCGGCATCCGGGGGAGCGGTGCATCGAAGGGTGAAATGTCCCAGCGATAAAAACCACCGGGACCTTGATCTGAGGCCCGTGTCCAAGATGGAGTAACGAGGATAAAGCCTCCGCCTTTTTTGATATCGACGCCCTTTGCGAACTTGCCGCGGGCCTCCTTGAGCCAGTCCTCCCATTGGAACAGCAGATGAAATCCGCCATTTCCGGTCTTTTGGCGCGGGCAAGTGGGGAAGGCATAGCCCGAGGCCGCAAGCGACCGGATTGAGACATCTCCGCCATTTCGGGGATCTACGTCGAGAACCGCGAATCCGCTATCGGGGCCGCATGCCGCCCCTATGTTCCCGCCGGGGCACATCTTGGCTAATTCCCGGAGGCGGTCCGGTTCGTTCGTGGCGTCATAGACGCCGCTTCCGCCTTTCCACTTCGCAAGAAATGGCCGCTTCCATCCACTCTCAAGGAGCAGGACACGCCAGTTAAGTCCCTCAACATAGGGAAGGGCGCCGGCGAGAAAATCGACCTTCATCATGCGTACCTCTGATCAAGATTGCGGATGACGTTGCAGGGCATGTCGCAAAAGACATCGAGCGTTGATGTCTCGTCGTTCCTGGCTTTGGCGATGGAGATTTCGAGAATGTGCCGTGTTGCGGCGAGGGCCGCTTTGCGGGCCTCCTCTTCGGCCGGCTTATCTTCCTTGGACCTTTCGAGGTAATAGGCCGCCCGGTAGACGAAAATCACACAATCGGCGTCTTGCTCGATATTGCCGCTTTCGCGCAGGTCTGAGAGTTGCGGGCGCTTATTGTCCCGGCCTTCAACCTGCCGGTTGATCTGCGACAAGGCCACAACCGCGATGTCTTCGGATTTAGCCAGGTTCGCGAGGCCGTTTGTTATCTCGCCAAGCTCGTAGACGCGATTGCCCTTGTAAGTCTTCGACGGCTTCACCTTTCCAATGTGGTCCACAATGACGAGACCGAGGCGCTTTCCGGCTTCGGCAAAATCGCGCGCTACTTTCCGTGTCTTCGCCGCGATCTCCGCAACTGTAAGATCCGCCCGTTCCTCGATCACGCTGGGCAGGCCGGCGCGTTTTGATCCGGCTTGAATGAAGCGCTCAAGCTCACGGTCGTCGAGTTGTTTCTTGATTGCCCGGCTATAAGGGATGCCCGCTCCGTTCGTCCATGTGGCCTCACTTGCGACACGGGCGAGCCAAGCGTCTGACGACATTTCCAGCGAGAAGATCAGGACGCCATGGCCTGCGAGCGCCGCGGACGTTCCCCAATTAACGCCAAGCGCTGATTTGCCCATGGAAGGACGGCCAGCGAGGATAATGAGATCACCGCGGCCAAAACCGCCGTTGATGTCGTCCAAGTCGGATATGCCGGTTGGGATTCGATCAGCATCGCCTGGCGCCTGCAAACGCTCCAGCGCTGCGGACATCGCGTCAGCGAATGTAAACGTCGTCTGACGCTCTGCTCTCAATCTGCCGATAAGCGCTTCGACCTCGCCCATATGCGCGGCGAGTATTTCTGCTGTGGGAGTGCGGAGGTTGGCGACCTGCTGAGCAAGCCACTCGCCTTGCGCTACGCTTGACCGGCGAAGACTGAGATCAAACAATGTGCTCGCAATGTCCGAAGCCGGCGGCAAATCTTCACCGAACTGGACGGTACGAAGCGTGTCGATAATGCTGGCACCACCTAAAGGATCGCTGCCGGTCAAGGCTGCGAGCGTCGCGATGTTGATCGGCCGGCCATCTTGACGCAAATCCCGCATTGTTTCGAAAGCGGCGCCTCTTACCGGATCGTGAAAGTCCGATGGTTGAAGGTGGGCAACGCTATCGGCAAGCGCGTTGTTGCGGATGATCATCGCAAGGAGGGCGTTTTCGAACGCATCATTGTGAGGCATCTCAGTCATGATGCACCTCATTGGCCCTCGCGGCGTTGGCCCTTTTCTCGCGTTGTTTTCTGAGGTGGTCGCGGATCAGCTCCATGCCCTGGTCATGGTCTCGCCTAGATTGCCGTATCTTGCGACCGATGTCGGTTTGGGCGAAACGGGTGACTTCAGCCTCGAAATCATCAAGGGAGGCGGAATTGGCCCGGCTTTTTGCCCTGTTAAACAGCAGCGACAGCCAGTCCTTGCCATTAGTTTTGAGGAGATAGTCGAGCGACATGCCATCGCCGAGCTTCTTGAGATAGTCGTCGTCGGGGGCGGCTGAGAGCGCGAGCAGTACGTTCGCTGCGCCGTCGAGCTGGTTGATCCTCGACTTGATCCATCCCCGCTTTTTCGGTGGGGTCACTATCTCCTGGACCCAGCCCATTCTTTGGGCGTGGACGTTGTACTCGGCAATCACGCTATCGACCTCACGCTCGTCGCCGGTCGGCGAAGGACCGCGTGTTGCGTGTGTTATCTTCCTTTTAGAGTTCTTATTAAGAGTTATGCCCGCATGTTTGCGGGAAACCGGCTGCAAATTTGCGGGAAACGGAGCTTCAAACTGCATTTCTGCGGTTTCCGAAACCTGCAAATCTGCGGTTTTGGTTTCCCGCATTTTTGCGGGTTTCAAAAGCGCTGAAAGCTCCGCGGTAGCCCTTCGTTTGGACTCGTGCACATCGAAGGAACGAAGCGAGGTTGTGTCCTTACGGCGGGTTGAAATCTGGTAGTTGTCCTGCTTATCTTTGCTGCGTTCAAGTCCTTTGCTCGCTCGTTCGATGGCCGAGGTAGACCTATTCAGCAATGCCGCTTCTTTATCGGTGGATTGAATATAGTTGTCGCACGCCTCATTGCAGAAATAGAGCCGCAAGCGCATCAGCCGGTACTCGGCGTCGGTGACATCTGGATCAATTATCGAGCTGGCGTCGATAAGTTGTTTCTTGGTGGCCTTCGGCCCAGCATGCCTATTGAGAAATTCGGCGCGCCAACGTTCTGGTAACGTCAACTCCCGAACAGTCCTTTCGATATCGAAAAGCCGCCCGCTTAGTTCCGCACTTGGCGCTTCGGTTCTGTGCCCCATAATGCTCACGCTTCCCCCCAATGGTCATCGAAAATGGAGGGGACGGGCGCAATGGCATCACTAGGAACAACAAGGCATTCAAAATAGGCAACAGCCTCTTGATCACACTCTGACGTGATATCAAGCTTTGACGCTTTGATTCGGACGCCATAATGTTGATAGAGATGTAATGCGACGACGCTGGGACGATACCCGTTTCCAAGCATGGAGAGAGATCTATTCCAGAGTGTAAGTCCAGCCGCCGTACGCACAAACATGTACCGGGCCCGGTCGAATTCTATGAATGGATCAGTTTTCTTCGATTTACCGCGGCGTTTTTCCGCGCGATTAGCTGGCGCGCTCTTCGCCTCTTGGATATTTTGCACTTGAAATTCTTTTGCATTGCAGCGCAGAAATTTTTCTATTGTAAAATGCAAGGAAATGTATTATATCGTAAATACCGCTATTCACGATGCGCATTTCCGAGCGATTTTTGTCTTCTGCACTGGTTGATTGCCCGGAGGGCAGGTTCACTCGCCAGCGGCGCGCTGGCTGCACATTTGACGCAAACACGCAACCAAAGTCACCGCTCCCGGGCGCCGGGGGCGGTTTTTTATGCTGCGGCGATGCCCGCCTGCTTCGCCAGAAAACGATCAACGGTAGCACGGGGCCAACCTACTCGATTTCGAGTAATGCGCACCTGCGCAGGAAACCGCCGATCGCGAATTTCGCGGTACAACGTGGCTCGCGAAACTGGATAAAGCTCCAAAATTTGTTGAAGGGAATAAAATCCGAGCTTTTGAGCGCTGTCGCTATGTAACGCGCTGTTTTTAATAGTCATTGATTGCCCGCGTCTTCTTGTTCTCGGGCAAGACCTAATGGCACTCAATGAGATCAGTCAAAGGAGAACTTTTATTTATTATTTTCCGCTTAATTTTCAATCACATAATGGAATAAATGTTCTCCAGGAAGTGCCTTAGCCTCTTGCCTTCCTGCGTCACGCCCCTCGGCATAGCCCTGACGATATCCCTCATTATACCCGTCTCGCCAAAATACTGGTTCCTGAGGCTCCTCGTCCCCGTCAGTCTCAATGAATTTATATACTGGGCGGCGTTTCATAGCCAAATCGACGCGTTTTCGCGGAGCATCACCATACATACCTCGAAACAATTCGGGGTATTCGCGAGTCAACGTTGTATTCGTCGGCTCTCTGCCGGCGGCTACCATTTGATCCCAACAGTTCCGGATTTTCTGGTCTAGTTGGAGATCTCGCGCCCCTCGCGCGCGAGGAAGTTTCTTCTCACCCGCCTTAATGAGTTGCTCAAAAATGACATTAAATCTCTTTCTCGCCTCTCGAAGACCCTTTGTTGTGCCATTCTCGCCATACTCGCTAATTGTATGGAGAGCCACCACTGCAATCGATGCGCGAATGAAATTATCGCCGTTCGTTCCCTTATCAATAGGATCTCCAAGACGCCTACATAGATGAAACATTTCGTCGATAAAGGGATTCTCGGAAGTCATTTGATTATACCTCAAGGACATGCAGTAGATGTTGTTCCCAGGCCCCAATAAGTTTACGCTTTTCTGGCAAGTAGGTAGCGTGATTATATCCGACTCCAATCTTGTCCTCCGGCCGTACGTGATTTGTGACAAGGTCAATCTCAAAACGGTGAAACCCGAGATTGCCCAGCCCAGTCGAGATCGTGTGCCGCAGATCATGGACGCGGATGTCGTTCAAGCTTCCCATTGAACTTCGCGAGCGGTTCCAGCCTCTCGATATTGCGCTCTCTCCGATTGGACGTGTCTGGTCATAGGGACTCGGAAATAAAAACGGGCTGTGGCCGGACAGCTCCAACGCTCGTTCGATCAGTTTTAATGCAAGATGCGGAAGCGGAAGCGTATGATCACGCCGGTTTTTGGTGCCGCCGTCCTCGTGCTTATGTTTGAGAAGGCGCGTGCCCGGGATTGTCCATAGCTTCGCCTGAAGATCGAACTCGCGCTTGTAGGATTCCGCAATTTCATTGATTCGGCAGCCAAGAACGAGTGCGATCTTCATCGCGATTTGAAGCGGTTCCGTCATCTTTGAATTTGCCAATCCATCCCAGAAGATACGAATTTCTGCGTCCGTCATCGGGCGCTTCCGCTGCTTTTCGACACCGCGCTTTTGAATGCCGGACGCTGGATTCGAGCCGAGCAGGTCTTCTGCAACTGCGAATTTGAAGAGCTTGTTGCAGAGTGCGAGCACGCGGTTGCTCTGGTAAGAGGCGCCGCGGTCGAAGACCTTATCGCGAATGCATATGATGTCGCGCTTGGTTACATCAGCGAGCAAGAGTTTCCCTATCGCGGGAACGATATCGGCATCGGCGATATATTGATCGTTCCGCCAGCTCCGTTTTCTGGGCTTCGCATGCTGTTCTATATACTTCTCAACGAGAGCGGCGACGGTGTAAGCCTTAGAAACTCGCTGACGATCGGCAGCCGGATCTGATCCCGTGCGAGCCTGGCTTCGGAGGCGCCCTGCTTCATCTTTGGCGGACTTGAGAGTAAGCGCTGGATATTCACCAAGGGCAATTCTTATCCGCCGCCCATCTGCCTTCCGGCGGTAAAGGAGGCTCCAGACCTTCCTTGGGGGATCGCCTGAAGTGACCCGGAGACGAAGCCCCGGCGAACCCTTGATAACAAAATCCGCACGTGATCCATCAACGTTCGGCTTTGCGGATTGCACGCCTCTATCAGTAGAAATTGCTTCGTTAACTGGCATTGTCCCGGGTTTCGTGGGTTCCACATGGGTTCCAAAAATGCGGCGCTTGAGTGTTACGCTTTGGGTTCGGACGATACCAGATGAGACAAGCTTAATCCATGAATATCAATGACTTTTCACTCCCAACACGTCTCAATACGTTTCATACGAAATCGCGGGAAAACTCACTTTTAATCAGAGGGTCGATGGTTCGAATCCATCTGGGCTCACCAATTTGCTACAAATCTGCGAGCCGCTCATTTTGCCCCGCCTGACTCACATCGGCTACGCGGTCCACTCGCTTTCGCCAGGCG